CGACCACTTGGCAGCTTGTAACTATCACGAAAGAAACTGGTGCTTAATGCCAGTTTACAAGCTCGAACGTGGATCGTGTCAGTGGAATTTCCAGGAGAGCCGTGCGAAGATTGAAATATTTGCAGGGTCGTATGGCAATGGGAAATCCACTGGCATTATTGTTAAGTGTCTTACTCTGGCTCAGCTTTATCCTGGTAGCCTTGGCCTTATGGCAAGGTCAAGTTATCCTAAACTGAACGATACGTTGCGTCGTGACTTCTTAAGGTGGTGTCCGAGGAAGTGGATTAAGAGAAGGCCCACGAAAGATGACAATTCTTGTTATCTTACTAATGGGTCAGTTATTCATTTTAGGTATGTTGCTCAGCGAGGAAAAACTACAGAAGACGGTTCTACTACTAGTAATTTGCTCAGTGCTTCTTACGATTGGATTGCTGTCGATCAGATCGAAGACCCCGAAATCCAACATAAAGACTTCCTTGATCTCATCGGTCGTCTCCGTGGCAGTACGCCATTTAGGGAAGTTGATGGGATGACTGATGACAATATACTAAGTTGGCCTGCAAGTGGGCCGCGCTTGTTTCTTATTGGGTGCAACCCGACACGTAACTGGTTCTATCGTGAGATTGTGGCTCCATGGCTTCTGTGGAGAGATAGGAAAATATTTACAGATAAGTTGCTTGTTGATGAGGAAACCAAGGCTCCGATCATTGAATTATTCGAGAGTGATGTCTACGCCAATAAGGCGAACCTACCTCCTGATTATATCAGTACGATGGAGTCATCGTACAAAGGGCAGATGTACGACCGATATGTGCTCGGTAAGTGGGCGGCATATGAGGGTCTAGTCCATCCAGATTTTGATACCGCGAAACACTGTTTGTCTCGCAAAGATGTGATGGACTACCTTGGAGAATGCCGTGAAAGAAACATCAAGATTAGAGCTTTGGAGGGATATGATTTTGGCAATACTTCTCCTAGCGTCTATATGCTTTCGTTTGTGGATGATGTGGGAAGGGTTATAGTGTGTGATGGATACTACGAACCGAACTTCAATTACGATCTTCAGCCCAAAAGGATATTTGAAATCCGTATGCGTTACATGGGCTTTATGGAATTCGAAGACGACATCATCGCTGATCCAGCAATCTTTAGAAAGCAAGTTGTTGCCAAGCGGACGACGGGTATCAGTGTTGCGCAGCTATTCAGGGAACTCAATGTTAATATGCGAGTGGGACATAACGACATTTTAGCTGGAGTAGCTAAAGTCAACGCATATCTTGCCGACAAGGTTGGAGCTAGGCATCTGTTGACCGGGGATGCTGCGGGTCCTATGCTATATGTTACTGATGATCTACCTTGGTTTGAAAGTGAAATTACGAACTACTACTGGAAGAAGAATACGTTTGGTGAACAGATAGACGAGCCTCAAGATCGTAACGATCACGCGATGAATACACTGAAATATATGCTGTCGTATCTACCAGAGCCTTCCCAAATCATCGTACCTGCTGATCAACTGCCTCCTGATTGGATGTACTGGCAAGAAATGGATCGCGACGACTATATGGCCGCGATCAACAATCGGTACCAATAGCGTGTGACTCACACAGAGGAGACTAAAATGACTACTTCGAAGAAGCCATCATCGTTCGCGAATGAGCCGAAAGCTGCATCTGTTCCTGGTCGGGAACCGGATGAATTTCTTGACAGTGACGATGTGCCTCCGGGCCATAGTCCAGAGACTGCGCCTGGGGATGGTTTCGCTGAGCCAGTCGTGAATGTTCATCCTGATCCTGTGCCAGTGGAAGAGACGAAGGTGTATAAGCTCCTCTCTGCCGATGCCATGATTGAAGGTGTGAAGTATTCGACGCACTTCACTGATCATGGTGGTCATTATGGCCTGTTCACGTTGACTGAGAAGCAGGCTGATAGGATCGAGGGTGATGGGTGGAAGCTTGTGGAGGTCGGTGGCGAGGATGACTTTTCTGCTCACCCAGAGGCGGCGAAGGGTGAGGAGAACGAAGATGAGTTTCGTAGCCCCCCGAAGAAGAAGGTAGGTGTGTGAGTCACACATGCCGTGGATTTCAGACCAAACAATTCAGTTGTACCGAGAGATTAACGCGTCGCTCTCTCAGGTAGCGGAGGCCATTATTCAGTTTCCGCGAATACTTAGGCGCATCCAACAGGAGTTGATTGAGATGGCGAAATCTAATGCTCAGGTGCTCGATGAGGTGCGTCAGACTCGTGGCTTTGTTGCGAGTTTGATTGCGTCTCAGGAGGCCCTTCGTCAGGCGGTGAAGGACGCACTCGCTAACCACGAGGTGGATCAGGAGGTTTCTGACGAGGTTGACAAGTTGTTCGATGAGGCTAAGGCGGGTGCTACGGCAACTGCTGGAGCCATCGTCGCCAATCCTGGTCCAACTGATCCGCCGGCACCGACACCGCCTGGTGGTTGATAGTAGACTATAACAAAGGGAGATATTCAATGGATGCGCGCCTTCAAGCTGCTAAGGCCATTATCGATTTCGAAGCTCGACGGGATCGCTTTGGTCATCTTTTGATCTATGCCCTGCCGGCAAACGACGGAGGTGGTCGCTTTGAGGTAGCGGGTATCAACGAAAGATACAATCCGCAAGAATGCGCGCATCTCATTGAGCTTATCCATGAAAAGAAGTACGACGAAGCTGAAACGTACGCACAAGAAGTGATTGCGCGGGATACTGACGGTGCTGAAAAGTGGCACGACGATCCAGGTGTGCAGTTCTTTTTGCGTGACTGCATCTTTAACCGTGGTTTGCATGGCGCTGCTCGTATCTTGCAGCGCGCTGTAAGTGTTAAGGACGATGGGATCATTGGTCCTATTAGTCGTAAGGCGATTGATGCTTTTCAACCTGCGGCGCTACTTCTCGCCTTACGAAAATCGCGTGAGGCATACGAACGTGCGGTTGTTGGTTATCGTGCGAATTTCTGGAAGGGATTGACCAATCGTTGGAATAATGCCCTTCAGGTTGCGCAGAAATTCGATAAGGGAGGGGCTGAGAATGCGATAGTGTGAAAGAGCATAGCAAACATTCAGGGTCCAATTCGTTGGAGGTAACAATGACGACGCAAGCAACATCAGGATTGTCTCAACAAAATCAGCAACTGATCGCACAGATTGTTTCTATCGCTGGAATGGTGGCAGGTACATTGGGATGGGCGCCGCCCGAAACTATTGCAGGGCTTACGACAAATATTCTTGCAGCGATTGGTCCAATCACAACGGCCGTTGGTTTGATCTGGTCGCTGCTAGCGAGTCGTAAAGCTTCTATTGTTTCTGAAGTGGCTGCAATGCCTGAAGTGAAGACTATTCAGCTTGAACGTACAACAGAAGGCAGGGCATTGGAGTCTGTGACGCCTAGCAATGTCGCCGTGACTCCACCGTCGACAGGTGTAGGACCAGGGCACGTGTAATGTTTACTGTATCCATTGGTACTTGGATACAAATCGCATTGGCCTGTATGCGCTTGGCCGAGGCATTCCTCGATCGAGCGCGTACTACAAGGGACATGAAGGCTGGGGCAGATGAAGAAATTGCGAAAGCCGCGATGCGTATCTTGGAGAAATCCAATTACGCAAAGAAAGCACTGGAAGACTTTCGTGCTAATCCTGGCTCCGCTGATGACTTCTTGCGCAGCCTTGAGCCCCGTGACAACTGATAGTTTCTGTTCGACGTACCAACCGATCGCTGGCATCAAGGGGGTGGGGTCTCTCAAGGCCCCGCCTGAAATCACTAATAGGTTAGCCACTAACGAGCGGACGTACCTGTGCAATTGCAAGGTACCACCTGATCCGCGCTGTGTGAGTCACACACCATGAGCGACACCAACAATACATCGCTTCAATATGATGACTTGCTCGATTACGATGACGAGCTTACATCGGGACAGCAAGCTAAAGTTGTGAATACGCAGCCTCCGTTTCAGATTTATGAAGGGAGTCGCATCGCTGTTGGCAAGGGTGTCGGCACGATGTGTAAGCGTAAGCTCGATGCTGCTAAGGTGGCGTATGATGCTGTAAATGCAGTAACTGAAGAGATTTTCCGTTACTACAATCATCATCATGGCAAAGTTAACAACACACCGCGTGGCGTTTTCAAGCGTGGGGATGCCACTGAGAACGTCATGTTCAGTAATTTGAATGTGATGCTTCCTGCCGTCTACAGTAAGAACCCAGACATTACGTGTTCGACGACTGACGAAGGTGATGAGGACTTCCTGCAAACGTTGGAGGCACTGATCAATGCCCTATTCAAGAGGAAGGATGGCCTTAACGCTAAGCCTCGCATCAAGAAGGGCGCAGGCATGGGGCTTCTCACAAACTTCGGCATCATCAAACTTGGATTTACCCAAAAATCCGACTCTCGTGAAGTTGCCATCGCCGAAATGCAACGCATTACCGATGAGCTTGGTCGAGCTAAAAAGCAACAGGATGTCGATCGACTATACGGTGAATTGGAAGCTCTTGAACGAAACATGGAGGTTCTCGAACCCAGCGGCTTTTGCTTATCGAATGTCCTTCCACACAGGCTCATCGTTGATCCTCATGCCGAACAGCAAGATGGGTTAGACGGAGATTGGATGGCTGAGGAGGTGTACTTCTCCACATCCTATCTGACTGCTCGTTTCACAGCGCCTGATGGGGATGATGAGGAAGATGATCCAGACAATACGAATAGGAAACTTATCTATAAACCGACACATAAGGCTCGGTTCGTTGCAGGAAATGGCGCTGGACGGGACGATGGTCTTGGACTCGTCATGGACTCCATTGACAAAACTGGGAATGAGCCAACATCTTTCACAGAGGATGAACGAACAGCTTATATTAATATGTACTACACCAAATGTTTCTTTTGGTGGGATAAGGCGACGCGACGATTGATGTTGTTTCATTCTGGTGATTGGACGTGGCCGATTTGGGTATGGGATGATCCATTGGGTCTTACGAGGTTCTATCCATACTTTATTATCTCTTTTGCAATGAGTACTGGTGGCACTGTCAGTGTTGGTGAGACAGCATATATGCTCGATCACCAAGACGAAGTGAACGATATGGCTCGTCAGAAGAGTCGTATTCGTCGCACGATCTTTGATTACTTCTTCTATAACTCATCCAAGTTCAAGAAGGATGAAGTCGAGAAGTTCATTCGTGCCATTCGCGGTGAGACATCCAGAGGCAAACATGCAATCGGTGTCGATGCCGGTGAAATGGCGATCAAAGATGTATTTGAGTCGTTGGCACCTCCTTCGGCTCAATACGAGAAACTGTTCGATAACTCTAGTACGTTGGCGTCCATCAACCGGATCACAAATACTAGTGATGCACTTCGAGGGGTTCAATTTAAGACAAATACGACCGAAGACGCGGTTCAATCATATATGGAGTCGTTGAAGCTTAGTGTGGGCGCTAAGGTCGATGTGATCGAAGATGTTGTTGCCGATCTTGCGTTATCGGTAGCTGAGATTGCAGTGCAGTTTATGGATGAGGAACAAGTTGCAGGCATCGTAGGGCCCTATTTGGCGCAGTTCTGGCAACAAATGACCGTGGACCAGTTCCATGCCGACTATGACATTGAATTGGTTGCAGGTAGCATGGAGAAGCCTACGAGCATATTTAAGAAGAAGGAGGCAATTGACGTTACTACGGCGGTTGGCCAGTTTGCGTCGGCAGCGCCGGGATCGACTCTTACGATCATGCTCAAAGTCCTCTCGAAAGCGTTTACTGAAGTTGTCATTAAGCCTGAAGATTGGGCGGCGCTTAAGGCGGAAATCCAAGCGAACCTTCAGAGAGGAGTAAGTACCGGAGGGGGTGGGCAACCGCAACCAGGAGGCCAGCAGCCTCCAAATGGACAGGCTGGTGGCATTCAATTGGATCGGAACGGAGGTGGAGACATTCGGCAGGCAGCCTTACAGTTACCAGATCAGGTCAAACAGAAGGTAATGCAGTTAAAGCAACAGGGTGCGTCTGACGATGATATTCGTCAGTTTGTCACCGAACAAATTCAGTCAAACCAAAACCCCGGAAACGGGCGACAGAGGATGCAACAGAATGGCCCCGCGCAACAGCAACAGCTTCAGTGATGGCGCTAATCAAGACTTGGTTTTTGACAACCTTGGCCTCTCCCAAGAAGATTTGGGGATGGGTGGCGATCAGGGTGATCTTAACGATCCTGGTGATGATGACGATGACTCCTCCTTAGGCGATCAACGAGACGATTTGCAGATTGAAGGCGATGATGACAGCGACGACGCTGATCCATTTGCGTTGCGCGACGAGGAAATGCCGCAAGATCGCCGTGTGACTCACACAGAAGATGGCCGCCCGCGTCAACAGCAGCAGCGTCGTGATCCTCGTCCACTTCCAAAAGAGTCTAAGGTTCGACCAGACAAGAATGGCAATTTGCTCAACGAAAAGGGCGAAATTGTTGCTCGTGCGGGTCGTGAGGCGCGATATTATACGAGTCGTGAGAAGGCAAAGAAGGATTTGGTGTCGCGAGATACGCAGCTTCGGGAGACCGCGGGGCGCCTAAATCGCGTTACGGAAGTTGCTAGGCAGCTTAAATCGGCCTATGACGGCTTCAATAATCAGTTTAAGGCCATCAAGGATATGGGGTTCACTCCTGATGACCAAGTGGCTGCAATGAACCTGTTTGCGCAGATGAGAAAAGACCCAAAAGCGACCTTGACAAAGTTATTGACTCGTGCTGCGGCAAATGGTATAACTATAGATGGTCAATCAGGCCAACCACAGCAGGCGCAAATCGCGGATGTTGTTAAGGGCCTGTTGGATGAGCAACTGAAACCGTTTAAGGAAAACCTGTCTGCCAATCAAGAACGAGAGAGACAAGCAAATCTCCAACGTCAAGAGGCAGCAGCGGTTGACACGGAAGTCGTTCAGTTCTTTGAACGTAACCAGGATGCGAAGCCCTACGCTCCTGTGTTTGCCAGGGTGTTACGCGACCCGGCTTTCTCTGGAATGTCTCTAGGTGAAGTTTGGGCACGTATCTTACAAAACCAGTCTAGAGGCGGTCGCCGTCCTCAACTGCGTGATCCCGGTCGTAATGGCCGAACTCTCCGAAATGGTCGGGGAAGTCCTCCAAATGGTCGATCTGCTCCGTTTAACGGCGGGACAGAAATTGCCAATGTGAACGAGTCCTATGACTCGATCATCAATGGCATCCTCGACGAAAACCGTGTGTGAGTCACACAGATAAAGGACGGGATACGCAATGCCAGCTCTTGACACCTTAATCCACTCCATGCTTGAGCGCAGTCGTGCAAAGCTCATCATGGCGTCAGCTATTTCCGGTACCGTGAGTGCCTACTTGCACGCTAAAAAGCGTGTTATTATTGAGGATGGCGGTCCAGACATCACCAATCCTCTTATCGTCGGTTTGAACCCTAACGTTACCTCGATGCAGTACTATGATCAGGTGCCGGTGGATCAGACCAACGAATTCACGACTGTGGTTTATGCCATGAGTCGTGTCGTGGGCACCATGATCATCTCAGATCAGGAAGAGGACGAAAACCAAGGTAGGTCCGTCATCTTCAAAATCCTTAAGGGCAAGATGATGGCCCTTAACGAGTCCATTTCGCGTCAGTTTGCTACTTACCACACCTCTGTCGGTACTGGAACCGATCCTAATGGACTGGGAAACCTCATTCCAGCGAACCCGACGACAGGGACAATCGGTGGCATCAGTCTTGCCACTGAGAGCCAGTGGCGTCCTTCTTCGTATTCGTTTGCCACTACACTTACTCCTGAGAACATCGAGGAGGCTTTCGATGACATCCTCGAAATTGATCTCAATCGAGGGCAGACTACTGATAGCGAGGCGAAGGAGAAGCCTACGTGCATCTTCGCGGGACGCAATATCTACAGAATGCACAAAGCGGCTGCTCGCGACAAAACTACTATTCAACTTGGCGATACAGGCTTCGGAAAGAAACTCATCAATCTCGGCATCGTTGGCACCACACATAATGGTGTCCCTCTTATGTTCGACGAGAAACTGGCCGCCAACGACTTTTATATGATCAACGACTCCTACATGTCGTTGCACATCCTCCGTGGCGTCAACATGAAGATCAAGCAGTTGGTTGCGCCTTGGAATACTGATGCCGTTGGTCGCCGCGTCGTTTGGGAAGGTCAGTTGTGCTCCTGGCGCAACTATCGTACCCATGCGTATGGTTCGAACACCTAAGGAGTGTGAGTCACATGGCTATTGCTCAACAAATGCCGGGTACTCGTTTGTCGTTCGTTGTCGTCAAACTGGAAGGTACCCTCAGGCGTATGGTTACGTCCTGGACCAAAAAAGACGGTCTAGTGCCTAAGGAAGTGCCTGTCCCTGCTGGAAATCTTGTCTACTTTCCACGCGGGCATGTGCTGCGGTTGTCTGATGAGGCGTTGGTCCATTACGGCTTGAACAAGAAGCCGCGAATGATCAATATGCAGGGTCTCCATGATCCTGAGAGCCCATTGGGCAAAATGTTGGCTGCTCAGGACGATGCTGCGCGTGCCAATGCTTACAATGACCTTGAACAGGCTGTGATGCACTTGGCCATTGCTAAGAGTGGCCCTGTCATCATGCCTGAGATGGTCAAGAAGATGCGTTTCGTGGAGGCGAAGGACTATACCACGAAGGGCAAAGAAGCTGCTTAGTTCCATCAACTCTATATAACTGTCCAACAGAAACAAGGATATAGAACATGGTCGCCCGTGCAAGAACTGCGTTTTTCCGTGGTGTCAACTCGTATGTTCCAGGCATGCAGTATGCTTCGGACATGCAAATTGGCGCTCCGGGTGTTTTCTCTCTCGGAACACCTGCTGTAGAGGCTGCGTCGGCGCTGTCTGCTGCGGCAGGATTGGCGAATGCTTTGGTCACGTACCCACTGAACTTTGAGCTCGACTCTAGGTACGGGCGAGGTGTTCGTGTGGACTTCAGTGGTGTTCCTGGCACCAATGCTGTGATCCGACTACTTGGCGAGGACTACCTTGGTCAGCCAATTACCAAGGACTTTACGGGTGCTGCGGCGGCGACTACAACGACAGCGAGTGGTGTTGTTGCGTGGAAACGCATTACTGCTGCACGTGTTACACTTGTAGCTTCCAACGCGGTTCAAATCCAAATCGGCACCTTGAAGCCATTGGGATTGCCTTATAAGTCTGAAGTGATGTGGTCAAGAGAAAACAACGTTCCACTCTTGACTGCTGCGGCTCAGGCTGGAGCAGTATGGACCCTTCCTGTTCTTACTGACCCTGCAACACTTGCTACGGGAGACCCGCGTGGTACTTATACTCCTGTGGCTACCTTAAATGGCGTTTTGGAGATCATCGTTGCACTTGACGGTGACAACTCCGTGAACGCAGCAAACAACGGCGGTCTGCACGGCATTCGTCACTTCAACGCTTAGGGTGTGTGAGTCACACAAAGGAACTAACATGCGTGCTTTCTGTCAAATCTACCCTAACTTTCAAACCAACGGTAACAATCCCGTATTTACCGTTGCCTACATCTCTTGGGATGGTGTTAATGCTCCAAGTTCAGCAACGAACATCAATGGCATTGTTGTCACGATCGACGACAATATCGATACCATTCGTGCTAAGGCCGTTGATGCAGTTGTAAATGCATTAAGTATCGATGCCAAAGACGTCGTGCTTATGTAATCGAGTGTGAGTCACACAAGGGGCTGCTCCCATGTCAGCAACTCTCCGAGTAATTGTCGACGAGTCCGAACAGTTGATCGGAGAAGTTGCTGGTGTGGGGGTGCAGCAGTACAGTGAAGATGTGTTGTTTCGTCACGCCATTCGCGGCTTCGACATGCTCTTCAAGAAGTATCACTGGCCTAACTATCGCAAATGGCAGACCGTGACGCTTAATGGATCGACAGGCATCATTACTACAGATGCCTTTCAAGGCGTTAGGGACTTCGAAGACTTCATGAGTGTGCATAGAACAGGTGAGACACAGCCTCTTCCAGTCCTTCCAAAGGGCCGTCCTCCTGGCACAGTTACAGGATCGAGAGCGCTTTATTGGACCAGTATGCACGTTACAGATGCTAACTATGTCAATCGTAAGCTTCAATTCTATCCTATAGGTGCCGTGGGGACGCTTGACATTCAGGCACGCATCTATCCCATTGTGTCTCCTGCGACTGATTGGGATTGGGAAGATGTGATGTATCTCGATAAGAGTCTGTTGGTTTACGCGACTAGCTTCATGGCGCTTGTTGTCAACGCACTCAATCCAGAGGCGGCAAATACATGCAAAGGACTAATGCAGACGCAGTACGATAACATTACTAACGGCCTCGCTGATACGCCGATTGCGATTGAGCACAGTAATAGTGTTCCTGATCAGTGGTACGTTCAACCATGAGTGCCAAACTCTTCTCAGTAGACTTTCGGGCTGGTGCCAAGCAGAACCTTGTGCCGTTGACCATTCGTGGCTTCGGAGGAGGCTTAAATGCCGTCGATAACGACATCGAGATGGACCCTCGCTTCCAAAAGGTCCTTGACAATCTTAGGCGCACGCCAAAGGGTTCGCAGGTTATACGCTTTGGGTCCAACTGGTTCTCCGATGTCAAAAGTGTCTCCGATAGTCCAATCGTTGACGAGGTATTCTTTTCCAACGCCGTCATCTCCCCTCTCGAAAATGGTAATGTGGTTGCTACAGACATTAGCGGTGTCGATACTATTATCTGGAGTAGTGCTATTGCTGCTGCTCTGTTGGGTAGTCCTGCTGGTTGGACTCCCGGTGTGGATAGTGTGGACTTTGTACCGTTTAAGAACAAGCTTGTAGTTCATAATGGTGTAGATAAACCAATCTTCTTCACTGC